CGGGGTTGACTTATTTGCTTTTGAATGGAACATCAATAGCATGGACATATAATGGCGCACTACCAACGGGGTTGACTTATTTGCTTTTGAATGGAACATCAATAGCATGGACATATAATGGCGCACTGCCAACGAGGTTGACTTATTTGCGTTTGAATGGAACATCAATAGCATGGACATATAATGGCGCACTACCAACGGGGTTGACTTATTTGCTTTTGAATGGAACATCAATAGCATGGACATATAATGGCGCACTACCAACGGGGTTGACTTATTTGCGTTTGTCTGGAACATCAATAGCATGGACATATAATGGCGCACTGCCAACGGGGTTGACTACTTTGTATTTGTCTGGAACATCAATAGCATGGACATATAATGGCGCACTGCCAACGGGGTTGACTACTTTGTATTTGTCTGGAACATCAATAGCATGGACGGGATTAGATGTGGGGAACAACGGGAATATCGGCATATTTAACTTGCTTGATTACCGTATTGGTAAAATGACAAGTACCGATATGGTTACCCTGCTAACTCAATTAACTAATCGTACAGGTTCGTTACCTGCAACTATCACGATTAATGATTACGCTGATTACAATTCACCACCTGTTGAGGTTATAAATGCTGTTGCGTTATTAAAATCCACTAAATCAGTTACAACAGTTACAACAGTTAATTTAGGAGCATAAAAATATGAAACAAAAACTAATAAAATATGCAATAATCAACAATGCAGGAGTTTATACACTTGCTGATAAAGCAACTGTGTTCACGAATATGGACGTTGAGATAATTGACTTTGAAAATGAACAGGAGCGGAATGATTACCTGATTGATAATGAAATTGTAATTGAGGAATGACAACAATAATCCTAATTCAACTCATTGCATTCTACCTCGTTTACTGGCTTGCCGATGCTTTGCATGATAGCTGGTTTCACAAGGATAAGAGCTACAATGCACTTGCAAACAGAAGTTCATTCACAGATGAGCAACGCGCTAATTACGCACGCTTATCGCTAATTTTCAACCGGCAGTGGCACGCAATAGATGCTGCTATAAAAAGCATGGTTATAGCCGTGCTGGCTTATGCAGTCGTTGGTGTTAGCTGGTGGGTTTTGATATTGTTCACTCTTGCAATGTCGCTCAGGTGGATATGGTTTGATGCATGCTGGAACTGGGCTAACGGGTTACCGTTCTGGTATCGCGGCACAGTAGCAGCGACAGATAGTTTAAAAATTCCGAACTGGTTATTCTTCACGCTAAAATTCGTGTTGTTAGCAGGGAGTTTAACGGTTGCAATAATTTTAATATAATGCTTGAAAAAACACTGATTAACATACAACAACCTAGCTGGTCGGCTAAGTTGTTTTCTATTGTCCTTGCATTTTTAGCACCGCTTGCAAGTTTGATACATGTAATTCTTGCGCTGCTGATAGTTGATGCTGTTACAAGTATTTATTATCAGATGAATAATGCGGCATCAGGCAAAACAACCACGAAAGAGCGCGTAAGGGCAAGGATTAATGTTATTGAAAGCGGAAAGCTACGAAAAACACTCGAAAAAATGTTTTTCTACGTGCTGATTATCATTGTGTTTTATTCGTTCGATTTGTATGTTTTAAAAATTAAACCACTCGATGATGTGAGTATCAGCACTTTTAGCATCACAAACATGAGTGCAGTTCTTATTGCCCTTGTTGAGACGACAAGCATAGCAAGCAATGTTAGCAAGATTACCGGAAATCCTGTATTTGAAAAGATTGTAGCAATTTTCAAGAAAAAAGCCGACAAACAATTTGATATTGACGATGATGATGCCAAAGCCTAATACATACTTAATGCTTACTCGCCTCGATGGATTGAAACCTGATAGCGTTCAAACTTTGGGCGAAATGGTTGCCGTTATCAATCACTTAGAAGTGATGCGCTGCAAAACTATTGAGCTGCCGTGGAAAGATAATCAAAGACGTATAAGCTGCATACCATTAGGCGAATATGAAGTAGTAAAACGCAGCAGCGCAAAATTTGGCGAGCATTTTCATTTGACAAATGTCCCTGATCGAGATTGGATATTAATTCACCCAGCAAACTATAGCAGACAATTATTAGGTTGCATTGCGCCCGGGAAAGCTTTTTTAGACATTGACAAAGATGGATTGCGCGATGTAACAAGCTCACGAGATACGCTTAATAGATTGCTTAAACTTATGCCTGACAAATTCCCAATTTACATAAATCATGTAAAAGGTACAATCGGAGACCTTGACCCTAAAACAGAAAAACGGATATGAAAAATCAACTTATAGGTTTAGTTTTTGTTGCGCTGCTGCTGAGCGGTTGCGTAACGCAAAAACGATGTGAACAGAAATTCCCTCCTGAAATTTCAACCGTAACAGAAACAATTACAAAAACAGTAACAGTTTATCGCGATACAACTATTTTCGTTCACATGCCGGGCGACACTGTTCGCGATACGATTGAAGTAGTTGTAGATAGAGGTATTGCAAACAGTAAGCCATCAATCCACGAAACTAAATTTGCATGGTCTAAAGCTCAGGTAATCAATGGCTTACTGCTTCATCAGCTTATACAAAAAGATAGCGTGCTAAAATTTATGCTTGACAATGCCATACGTGAAAGCACTACAGCTATTGAAAACAAAACAACACAAACGCGCATCCTTGAAAAAAACTATGTTACAGGCTGGCAGTGGTTTCAAATATGGCTTGGCCGAATTTTAGTTGTACTGATAGTCTTTGTTGTGATTTTTAGGTACTTCATCCGTGTTTGAGCTCATTGCGTATATCTATTTGTTAGCTGCAAGGCTGAAAATCCGCCTCATTAGGATAACCAAGCTTTCCATCCGACCACCTAACATAATAAGCATTGTAAGCTCTTGGTCCGGTTCCAAACCTATGCCCAAATCGCTCAATAGTTCCGAGAACACCATCCGAATTTCTGCGGACAAGAAGCCCAGCAGCTAACACATTATTTGCGTCAGGCTGGATTTGCGTCTCCGTTGGAAAATTTATGGTTAATTGAAACTTCATCTTTCTAATTGTGTTTTGTGGTTAAAGTCCAGCCCGAACGCAAATAATCGTTCCGTTGTGCGTAATACCTAATCATCCATTTTCAATTTATAGTACAAATCAGAATACTCATTGATTGATTTCGCAAGCCGCAACTCGTTCAGCTTCTGCGATATGTGAGGGATGTCAAGCATCAAAAGCTTCAGCTCTATGTTTGATGTGATTTCGTAGTAGTTTTCAATATACGTGTTAAAAACTTTATACGTTACCTTTTCCAATCGGGTATTTTGCACATACTTAATGCCTTTCACAATTACGAAGGTGTCTTGCCCATCGGTGAACTTCTGTTCATCTCTTGATTTTATGTGATATAAATCTCTGCTATACATATTTTTTAATCTTTTCAATGTTAATAGTTTGCCTACCTCCGTACACAAGTTTCATCTCTATTAATGTTGCGCATAACCTGTGTAAATCTGGGTCGCCTTTAATTTCATCAAGCGTGTACTTCTCAGTTAACTTGTCTAAATATTGATTTATTGTCATAGTTTTAATATTTTAATTAATTAGGCTTAACTCGTGGATCGTTTTTAATCATACGCGTGTAGAACAATTCTCGCTGATGGATACGTTCCTGTAAACGACCAAGTTCTTTGAAAAAAAAAGGCTTTTTATCGGCTGGCATTTTTGAAGCACAGGCCTCGAGGCTTAGTATTATTTCATCAAACTCGTCCATCCTATCGGCAATTAAGACCATAGCTTTACGGCAGTTTCATGTTTCGATTTTAAGTCCTTTACTTTTTTGCTCGCATAAGACAATGACATTCCATGAGGTCGCTCCGATGGGTTGTCTTTTAAAAATTGATGATATTCTTTTGCTTCCTCGAGTTGTATCTCAAAAAATTCTAAACTTTCAGGCATTGAAAGGTCTATTTTGTTTGCCATATTTTCCCAATATGCTGTACGCTCTCTGTATGCTTCTGCCTTGTCTGCTTCATTTACTGATTTTTCCATTCTTTTCCAATTCCTTTCAATCAATGCTCTATGCCTTTTCTCGCTATGATGCCCTACTTTAATAGGTTCTGCAAGTGCTAAAAAGTCTTTTCCTTCATTGCTTGCTTCGTGTGCTGCATTACTTCTTTTGTCTGCATTGTCCGCATACCCATTTAGTTTTTCAACCTTCTGTTTTGCTCGTTCTTGGTTATTAAATCCATTCGCACGAGTAATCGAATAGCAATACATAGGATTTTCTTTTGTTCCTGTATAGCCTACAAAATTGTGAACTCTACATTCGTTTTCTTTTCCGTACTTGGTTTCAACTATAATAGTATCACCTTTTTCGTGTTTTTCTTCGCATTGTGCCACAAATACATTCTGGCAATATTTTTTGTAAGTATTCATATTATTTTGATATTTATTTGATTAAAAAATTAAAAGCCGATAACACGGTATATATGTCATGCCTTGCCGCAGGCGCAACACAAGGCTGCGCATAGCTGCAACACGTTACGTTACACTAACAAATCAGTTCCATTCACAATTGATTGAACTAACTCCTCGAACTTCTCAGCTCGTTCAGCAATGTCCGCAATCATCATATCATCGCGATCAACACGCTTGATGTACATGCGTAGGTGTTCCGGGAAGCGCTGGTCATAGCTTACGAAGTCGCACCACTTGCGGCCAGTGATCCAAAGATAGCCTTGAATCTGCCATTTGTAATGATTCAACTGCTCGCCTGTTGTCAGGTTAGCTAAGTGATTAATTGGGTTGTAAGGGCATTTTATTTCAACGATTCCATCATCCCCAATCAGGCCATCAGGTGTGCCTGCAACATAGTCAACTTCTGGGTGCTGAATTGGAAGCGGCTGAATTACAACTGATCCGGTTTTCTGTTCGTATGCTTCGATGGCGTGCGGCTCGTTGAGTATGCCGTGTTCCAAAGCCCATCCCGTGATTTCTGGTACTTCAACGCCTAATCTCTCTAATGCTACTCGTTGAGCGTATGCCATTGCTGTCTTTCCTAATCCTTTGCCTGATCGGTCATTTGTCATCATATCTGCAAATCCGCTGGGTGTGAGTTTTCCTTGCTTATTCATGATTGTTTCTGATTTAAAAAGTTAATAATATCTTTAATTGTACGCGCTGTAGCCCTGCTGATCTTTGCATCTATCTGAGTGCGCTCATTGTCGGTCAGCGTAGCAGTCTCGAGTAGCTTATAAGCCTCTTCTGAGCCTACGACTTGCGTATGTACTTGATCAGACAAATAATTGAAATTTAAATCAGTGCCCCTGTTCAAGTTGCGGCCAAAGACAGTTCCAAGTGATTTCGCTGCGTTCTTTAGGCATTCGGCTTTCAGGTGCGGAAAGTCCTTAACTAAGGTGTTCTTTATTTTGTTGTCAACGTGCAGAGGTTTGTCTCTGCCTATCTGAATCATTGCGCTCGCTGCTCCTGTTCGTGTGAGCCATACTTTTGCAGCTGGGTGATATACCTGCAAGTCAATTGATCCGATTATTTCATTAGCTACTACATGCCAACGAAAATTAGTTGTCTGCCAAAGACCCTGATACAACTCATCAAGCGTGCGCTCAATGAAAGCAATAGGCAGGAATAGGCTGTTGTTTGCCATCTTATTGACGCCAATAGACGCCTTGTCTGGGTTTGCGTTGAGCATCTTTTGAAAGGACTCTACGCCTTTCATCTGCTTAGTTTCGTATAGTGCAATATCTTCCATCTTATTAATTATTAATTATGTTAGTAACATCAAGGTCCAAGTCCTCGAGCAGCAGAATACATTCCAGAATTTCAACCTTTACATTCGAGTTGTTGTCAGAGAATCCGCGCTCTCTGTATGCGTTAGCATAAATTTCTACATCAAACGCGACTTTAAATCCGAAGTGCTGCTCGTCGAACCAAACGTCAAATTCTCGTTCGACAAGCGAGCTGCGTTCACTGTCGAACGCACTCTCTGTGATTTGTTTGTGTAGCTGCTTGAGCACAGCTAAAAGCTGTACTACTTTCCTTTCACTCACTGTCATTTTATTCATATCTTTAATTTTTTAAATGATTAGATTATTTCAATGACTTCATCATCAAAGTTATCATTGTCTCCACAATTTTGGCATACGCCAATTTTTACAGTTACATTATTTATACTGTCAAAATTTTCAAATGCTTTTGTTTCGCCGCATTCGCATCTACTTGAACTGTTCCTTACATTCAAAGGAAGACCGTTTTTTGCTGCATAATTTTTTAATAATTCAACTGCTTTTCCATCTGTTTGCACCATTAAATTTGTCATGTCTTTATTTTTTATATTAATAATTAAACTAAAAAGTTTGCTAAAATTGATTTTGCAAATTGTTTTTGTCCAGCTTTATCAAAATTAATAACAACTGCATTGCTTCTAACTAATGTAACTGTACCTTGTCCAAATGCTTTATGGTTAATGATTTGTCCTTCTGTAAAATCATTATCTTTTTTCTCGATGATAAACAATTTTCCCATTTCATAAGAGATCATGTATCGATTCTTTGGATAATTACCTTCAACTGTCCAAACTCTCCGGCCATTTAAACCATTACGATAACTTAGGTTTAATGTAAAATTACCTTCTGGTAAAGTTACGAATGCTTTAGTTCCGCTGTTTGTGTCTTTAATTTGATAGCTTACATTTTCCATTGTAATATTTTTTAAATGATTATATTATTTGAACGTTTGATGATACAAAGATACACTAAACGACATCGCCTGTCAAGTTATTTAACATTTATTAACATATCGAAGAATCGCTATACGTTAAATAATTTCAAGATTGTTGACAAACGAGGCGGTTTGATCTATCTTTGTAGAAATTAATTTTAGTGAAATGGTAAAACCCCGCATTTTTCACATAGGATACGCAATATGCTGTAAAACTCGCAAGGTGTTGATTAGATCCAAGATTACAGCTATTCAGAAGGTTAATGATTATCAAAACATTCACGGGTATTATGTCTGCGATTATTGTGGAGAGTATCATTTGACGAAGAAATATAATAAATCTCATCGAGGTGATTGAAATAATTTGTATATTTGCATAACAATCGGTGCAGCGATTCAAAAAAATTAAGTTAGGTTAGTAGGGTCTGCACACCCGAAAGCCTAACTATTTTAATCTTACATAATGAACATCATTTGTAAAAACTGCGGAACGATGAACGATTATCGAACCGAAAAGAAAGCTAACAACCTTGTAGCTTATTGTAAATCCTGCGGGAAATACATCAAAAACATTCCCTACTCAGAACCCGCCTTACACTTTGGCAAGTATAAAGGCTCACTTATTAAAGACCTTAATACAGCTGAGGAAATCAACTACCTCCACTGGCTTAGAAAAAACGTGAAGTTGACTAAGCACATAAGCGATGCTATTGATACTCACTTAGGATATGGAGGTTAGATTATGAACGACTACCGAGATACAGCAGAGATGCTATTCAATGAAGGGTATAATGTCATTCCGGTGAATGCTGATAAGACGCCTCACTTCTCGCTAAAAGGCACTAACTACTTGTATGAGATTCAAAGCGTTTTTGATGAGCGGTACATCAGCCATATGATAGCAATGACTTGCGGGGTCGCTTCTGATGGTGTTGAGGTGCTTGACTTTGATTGTCACAATGGCGAAAATATTGCTTCTATTTTCGAAGACTTTATGTCGGATCAGATTATTGTCAATCTGGCAACTAATTTCAAACTTGCGATTTACAGCACTCCGTCCGGGGGTTATCACGTTATTTTTAAGTCACGATACTTTGACAATTCTAAAGTATTGGCTCGTTATGAAACTGAGGAGGTTATGATTGAGACTCGTGGTGCTGGCTCATACGCTATTATTGAACCGACTCCTAATTATACGCATCAATCAGGGGCTGACTTGTTTAAACTGGAAGCGATTGACAGAGATGAGCGAAACTATATCATTAACCTTGCAGCTTCTTATAACAAGGCCGAAATCAAATCCAAGTCAAAAGGCACTGGTGTATGGGGTGACTGGGATGAGTCAAAGCCGTGGGGAAAGTTTAACACTAATCATTCAGAGGAAGCTAAACAACTACTAACAGATGCCGGTTGGTACATGGTATCTGTCCGGCATGATGGTACTGAGTTATGGCGTAGGCCTGGTAAGAATAGAGGGATCAGCGCAACTTTTGGACAGTTTAAAAATATGTTCTATTGCTTTACTTCGTCCGCTTCTCCTTTTGAACCAATGCAGGCATATTCACCGACTGATGTTATGATGCACCTTAAATTTGATGGTGATTGGAACGCTACTCGAAAATATCTTACAGACCGATTCAAACCAAAGCCGCAGACTATTGAGCAGGCTGAGACAGGCAGTGATGGATTTCCTATTGACGTGTTTCCAGAGGCGATACAGGAATACATTATCGAACTGAACAAAGCACTCAATTACAAGGAGGACTTTCTTGCTGTTGCATTTATGTTTGCTGTTGCTACAATGAATGGCAATAAGTATAAGCTGCGTGTTAAAAATGGGTGGGTGTCTGCAACAACGTTTTGGTTTGCCGTAGTCGGTGAATCTGGAGTAATGAAAACGCATCCGGTTAATGCGATGATAAAGCCGTTAAAGGATATTGATAAAAAAGAAAAGCGTAAATTTGATGGTGAGATGTCGCTCTATACATCTGATGAAAAGAGCAGCAACAAACCGCAATTTAAACAGATAATGATTGAGGACTTTACGCTCGAAGCTGGTCACTATATCCATAAAAACAATCCGCGCGGACTTGGGTTACATAAAGATGAGCTAATTGGATTTCTGAACGACATGAATAAATATCGTAAAGGTTCTGATGAGCAGTTCTGGTTGGAGTCGTTCAATAATAGCAGTTATATTGTTAACCGTGTTACGAAAGACCCGCTCATGATTGACAATATAATGATTAACATTATTGGCGGAATTCAGCCTCAGTTGTTGCATGATGTGGCCGGACAGGCTAATGGAAACGGTCTTATCGAGCGATTTCTATACACGACTTCTGAATCAAACATATATCCGTTGTCTCTGAATGATATTCGCCAGGAGTGGATTGACTGGTATGATAACAGCATGAAGCATATTAATGACTACATGACTTATGAAGGTGAAAGTGAGTGCACTATTCTTGAAATGGAAAAACAGGCTTTGCAAAAACTAATTGACATTGATAAGGTGCTTTGTGATATGCAGATGTCTGATGATGAGACAACCGGAATGAAGAATTATATCAATAAGATAAAAACATACGTGCCACGATTTGCACTGCTCGTTTGTATAATTGATGCTATGTTTGATCCGATTCCACTAGAGGTTACTGTCGAACACATGAAAAAAGCCGAAAGGTTGGCGCAATATTTTACAAGTTCTGCCCGCTATATTTTCTCTGAAGGTGAGCGAAAAGATGAGATTAATGCCGTGAAGAGATCCTTAAATCAACGTGGGATGACAAAAGCTGAGCAGATTATACAGCTTTCAGCAAAGGGATTTAAGCAAGTTGATATATCACGAGCTTTGTCAACTCCTGCAAGTTATGTATCTAAAGTGTTGAAAGACAATGAATAAACTAATAAAGTTATACTTATACTTATACATAACACACCTCTTAAGTAAAGAGATGGTTAGAAATACTATATATTATATATATATATATAACTTTTATATATATAAATACTAATACTCAATGAGTTATGTCAAAAAACAGTATAACTTTCAGTATAACTTTTTATAACTTTTTGATAAAATGAAACACATTACCTCAACCGAAATAGACAAAATGATCCTATTCTTCACAAAGCAGCCGCCAGGTGAGTTCAGCCTCGCGCCGAGACAAGCAGAGATTGTCAAGGCTGGATGGACAGCGCTGCACTGGTACGACACGCAGCATACGTACACGTTTAATGAGAAGTTTAATAAAATTAGAAAGGATAAACTATGAAATCAAAATTAACCTACACCTCTTTTGGTGTAACGGCATCCGTTGAGCTGAACGAAGATGCCTCGATGGAATCCATTATATCAGCGTTCAAAGGTATTCTTGTTGCTAACACTTGGTCAGAAAACACTATTCGAGAGTATCTGGCAGAAGAGTATGAATTACACCTGAGGGAGCTAAACAAATCCTATGAGATCAGCCCGATGGTGATAGAGTTTGGGATGTATCTTACAGGACACGACTCAGTAACAATAGAACAGATGTTTAACGAATGGACTAAATTTAACAACAAATGAACAGAAAACTAAAGCTATCAGCGGTATGCAGCGAAGAGGCGTACGAATGGCTACAACGATGGATCATTGAACAGCATCCTAAATTTCCTTACCCGATGAAGCCAGAAAAGTATTTCTATTCTAAAACATCACACAGGGAATACCTATCAAAGTTTATCGAGTCGGTTATTGTATTAGTGCTTAGAAGCTACGGAGGCGATCCAATAAAAGCACCGGATAAAGGCAAGCGTATTGATAAAACAGAGGTAACGACAAACGTGTTAGGCCATCAGAAGGTAAACACGAGAAGTATATTCGTAAGGGATAAATCAGTAAGAAAAGGGAGAAGTGACGTGGTTTGTTTTTTTAAGGGTAAAATGTACAATTTTGAGGTGAAAGTAGGCCAAGACCGACAAAGTCCCGAACAGATAAAAGAACAGAATAGAGCTGAATGGAATGGAGAAATCTATGCCATAATAAAGACAGTTGATGATTTTTTAAACATTGCAATAGATTAAACAATGCACGAAATAACACACATTGTAATCGTGAATGGCACGAAATCCAGTCCGATAGAACACTCAGCAACGGTTAATGACTTAGAAAAATATCGCAAAGAGCTGGAGAAATTGCACCACGGAAATAAAATATTTTTCATCAGGCGTCAAAAATCGTAAATTATGTTGTATATTTGTTGAATTAAAATCAAAAGAAATGGCATACGAACAAAAGCCTGGACAGTTTAGTCTGTTCAAAAACGAGAGAAAAGAAAAAGAAACCCATCCGGACTACACTGGATCAGGAATGGATTTAAACGGTAAAGAGTGCTGGATCAGCGCTTGGGTAAAGAGGCCAGAAGGTAAGAAGCCCTTTTTTAGCGTATCAATTCAGCCTAAAGATCAGCAGCAGCCTAAAGTTGAAACTGTAAAGGCTGAAGTAGTTGTGGATGGCTTACCATTTTAAAAAAAATGATCCTAAACCTCTCTTTAGCATCAGCAGGTCGGTGCACCGGCATAGCATAACTGCTGTTAACTTTATATGCGAATAAAGGCGGAGGTTTGGGTTCAAACTAAAAGATCACAAAATGAAAGTAGGACGACCGCCTAAATTTAATACAGCAGACGAATTAAAGGATGCTATACATGACTATTTCACAAATGGCGTAAAACAGAAGCAAGTTATAGTGGGGAAAGCTCCTAATCAAACAGTAGTTGAAATACCTGTTCCTACTATCAGTGGTTTATGCTATCATGTTGGTTATGAAAGTCGTCAATCATTTTACGACCTTGAAAAATCAGATAAATTTTCTTACACCATAAAAAGAGCCAGGCTATTTATTGAAAAGGAATATGAAGAACAGCTGCAAATCGGTAACACCGTTGGGGCTATTTTTGCCCTAAAAAATATGGGATGGACTGACAAGCAGACCACTGAACACGAGGGAGAAATAAAAATAACACGTGAGATAATTCGATGAAACGCCTTCACTTCAAATATACAGAGCCGCAAGATGCTATTTTCTTTCAAAATACAGAAGAAGATAGATTCATTGTTGCTACTAAAGGGCGTAGGTTTGGAGCTACACGAGGCGGGATGCAGTTTATGATAGAGGAGGCTATTGACGGCAAGGCTAATTTATGGGGTGATACGATCAATAGTAACATAGACCGCTACTTTGAGAGGTATGGAAAGCCTGCTTTGCTAAAATCAAACATCCCCTACAATTTTAATAGCCAACAAAAGAAACTAACATTTCCTTTCTCTAAGGGTTTTATTGATTTCAGATCAGCGGACAGACCAGAAAACTGGGAGGGGTTCGGTTATCACAACATACTTCTCAATGAGGCAGGGATAATTCTAAAGAACGACTACCTTTATACAAATGCAGTTCTACCGATGATGATGGATTTCAGCGGTTCAAAACTGTTCGCATTAGGAGTGCCAAAAGGAAAGGTTAACAGAGCTAAGTTAGAGCATAAGTTCTATACGTTATATCTTAACGCTTTGGCTAAAAGAAAAGGATATAAACTACACGAGTTTACAAGCTACGATAACCCTACTTTATCAGAGGAAGATGTAAGAGCACTGGAGGACGAGATCAGGGATATGAACCCTATAATGGTTCAGCAGGAAATATACGGCAAATTTGTTGATGAGAATTTTGATGCGCTCTGGACGCCTGAGTTGATTCAAAGAGTGGAGAAAGCACCTGAATTAAGACGTGTTGTTGTTGCTATTGATCCAACAGCGTCAAAGAAGGGTGATGCGTGTGGTATCGGTGCTGCTGGACTTGGCTATGATGGTAACGCGTACATTCTTGACGACCAGACAGGGAACTACACTCCAGGACAATGGGGAACGATAGCAAAGAATTGTTATGAGACTAACAAATCAAGCTGTTATGTAGCTGAAAAGAATCAGGGCGGGGAGATGGTTGAGTTTGTTATAAGACAATACGACCCTTCTAATCGCATTAAACTTGTTCACGCTAAAGTAGGCAAGGAATTGAGAGCTGAGCCTGTTGTGTCGTTCTATGAGCGCGGAATGGTGAAGCACTTGCCCGGATTAAACGCACTGGAGAATGAGATGTTAACGTGGATTCCCGGAGTCGGCAGCTCACCTAACAGAGTAGATTGGATGGTTTATGCAGTAACAGAACTACTCGTTAAACCTTTGTCAGAATACAAACAATTACCCACATTAGATAATTCGAGAAGGTTATGAAATTATTTAACTACGAGATAAAGAAAGCAAAGCCGACTAACCTGTCATTCCCCCCCGTTGAGGAGAAGCTGGGTAAGTTCGACATAGTAAAGACAGCTACAACGATAGGAGCAGCGGATGCCGGAGATTACAAGCAGGCTTTCCTTTCGTCTCGTGCAAGGTACACACAGGAGCGTTCTAAGATATACGACTATTATCAGAATGCACTTGATTTCGATGCGCACCTGAAAGGATTGATACAACATAGGTTGCTATCAACAGCAGGTAGAAAAATTGAGTACATTGTAAACGATCAGCCGTCAGAGCAAGTACAGGAGTTCATTGATTCGCCTGTCTTTGAGAAGTTTATTTATGACTACTTGATGGCTGACATATTCTGGGGTATGGGACTGGTGCAGTTCGACAAAGACGAGCAGCCAACAAGGAACTGGCTACGCTATACGATGATACCAATTAAGCATATTGATCCTTATGCTGAGGTGGTAAGGAGGCAGCAATACAGTGTGAGCGATGGCGATAAGTCATACAAGGGCATGAAGAACGTTATGTTTATCGGTGATAAAGAATCCTTCGGGCTACTTCAACAGCTGTCACTCCTTGCTATGTACAAGCGAGCAGCCACAAACGACTGGGCGAGCTACTCACAACTTGCATCAACTAACTTTAGGGTGGTTAAATACAAGGGCGCGCTGCCTGGCAATGCTCAACGCTCAGCTATCAGAGATATAGTTGACAACGTGGCGAATGGAACACTTGACTATTCGCAGCTCGATATGGACGTAACTACAGAGAATCAGACAAGCAGCTCACAGAATCAGCTCTTTGAGAACTATGTCGCATACCTTGACGATCAGATGACTAAGTTAGTTCTCGGACAAACTATGACAACAGAGGACGGGTCGAGCCGCTCACAGGCAGAGGTACACGAGCGGACACAAGAATCTATATTCGATGCTGATGCAAAGCGATTCATCAACTTTATGAATTATCACTTCGCTGACATTCAAGAGATGTACGCTATTCCAACGGGCGGACAGTGGAGATATGCTGAGAGCAACACAGGGAAGCAGGAACAGGAACTGGAAAGGGATTTGAAACTCAAAGAGCTTGGATACGTTTTCACTCAAGAGGAACTGGCTGAGAAATACGATCTTAAACCTAAGACAATATGATACACACGCAATTAGGGACAGTAGTTGAGAACTGGTCAGAGGTAACACTCGAGCAGGCTATCAAGCTAACAGCTATCAATATCCCTGTTGACTTAGATACGTTTGACCTGTTCAAACATATCGACAAAGTAAAGGACTGCTTTACGTTGCTGTCAAGCCTTACCCGTGATGAGGTTGATATGATTAACCCTAACAGCATCGTTCACTTCTATCATAAGAACTTACAGAAGTACGTTGACGACCTTCACCGTTCAGCGCCTGTAAGCTATATACCTAAGCTAATTGACTCGTTTGAATTCGATGGCGTTGAGTATCATATGCCTACATCATTGATAGTAGATGACGAGACTGTGATACTTCAGCACGGCCAAGACGTTAAGCGGTTCGTTGAATCGAGCAATCTGTTCAAGCGTTACAGCGAGCTAAAGGATGACGGAATTAAAGTGATGCCTATGTTCATAGCTTCGGTTGTGAAACAGGATATTGATGAACCGTTTGATGAGCAAGTCATCACGAAAAGAGCAGAGCAGTTCAAGCAGCTGCCTATGTCCGTAGTCTGGGAGGTTTTTTTTTGCATATCGCAACTCACACTCAAATCTCTACAATTTACCCTGCAATCTATCGCACAGGAGGAGAGGGGAATGATGCCGCTTCCAAAAAAACTGCCCGAGAGGCTGGTTATGAAGCTTGGTCGTTTGCGGTTGCGCAGAGCGGCATTGCAGGCAAAGTGGAAGATGTTAACAGAATGAAACTGTATGATTTTTTAGAAATATTGAACTACATGATTAAGCAATGACAATAACAGATTTCAGTAACATAATCGAATCGAATGCACCTATAGGATGGGGCTACTACGCCGCTGGTGAGCGTGCGCAATACAACACAAACAAAACAGTATCAGATGTGATGCTGTGTATCTTGCCTAATCCGTGGCCGTCTCAATGGCGTAACGTATGCAAGCGAAGTGTTACATTCTCACTGTGGTTCGGTAAGGTAGTACCCGTCAAGCGCACCACAACAGGAACGCAGCAACACGATCCCTACTCACCGCTTGAGCTACGGGCAGAGCTGATTGCATTAGCGCAGATTGTTATTGCTGGGCTTAGCAATGAATCAAACCTGTCAATCACTAACGATCCTGTAGTGACTTTTTATGACGCACCAGAAGGCAGCTCTGTTAACAGTCAGGCGTGGCTCGAAGTACCTATCGAGGCAATTGTCTGGCAGATGGAATCAGACGAGGATTATTTGATTGATAATGAAGGAAACTATTTAATTGAAGGCACTAACTACTTAACGAAATAATACAATGGCAACAAGAAAAATACAAAATTATCTAAGCAGCGGAGAGGCTACTGAAGTGAAGACTGGGGGATCAAAGTTGACAGGCTATGAGAGCTTAACACACTCTGAACTTCTTACTTTGATTTCTGAAAGTAAATTAGTTTCAGGATCAATGTACCGTATAACCGACTATGTAACTACTACAGTGCAAGCCGACACGGTAAGTGCTGCAAATCAGTTTGACTTAGTTGTAACGGCTCTATCAGTTAACGAACTATCAGCAAATACAAAAGCGGTTCTACATTCCGGCGACACCTATTTTGCAGGAAGAGCAGATTTAGGCGCATGGGAAATTTTATACACTCCTTTTAATGATACGGTAAAATTCGCGTGGGCTGATGAAGTCAACGGCAAAGGCGTTATTTATTTTTTAAGAGACGAATGGCAAAACGAATGCTACTTTGATTTTAAAAATATACAATTTGCACGTACAGCCGGGGGGATAGTGCCTCAAACAGATAACTACTATACTTTTTCCTGGGTTAATGAAAATAATTTAGTAGAAGATTTATCGCTAATCGGTAACAGCTTACTGGATGATACAGGATTGAAGCCTGGAGTTTACGGAAACAAATCTAAGCCGTATGTATCTGATGATCAGAACATGGGCAGTTTTTATTCCCTGTATGACAATATTTTTATTAGCGCATACTCGTTTGATAATGGGTTTTTTTATGGTTGTTACTTAAACAACTTTTTGAGCAATTGCACAAAAAACACCTTCGGGAATGGTTGCAATTCAAACAAATTCGGGAATGGTTGCTATTCAAACGAATTCGGGGATGATTGCAGTTCAAACAAATTCGGGAATGTTTTTAAATATAATTCATTTGTAAAAGTTTCTAAAGATTTTACATCAATAGCAGAGCTTTACAATAAAAATTACCCACATGAGATAATAGGCACTGACGGCGGAAAAGCTCTTATAAGATGGTACGATAGTAGCGGAGTATTACAAACGAAGTTAGTCAGTTAAGTGGGCGCAATCACTAACATAGCAGACGAAGTCAGAGAGCTAATCCTCGATGAATGGGTTAAGCAAGGGCATAACCTAACCGGCTCATACATGGAGAAGTTCAACTATAAAATTAGTTCAATGTCTGGAGGCATTAAAGTTGAATACTTCGACAAGACAGATAAGAGCTATGGTGCTATCATAAACGCAGGTGTAAGAGCAGACCAGATACTTTATCCTTATGCACGCAAGCGCATAGTAGGGCTAACGAACTGGGTAGAGTTACGCCTCGGCTTATCAGGGAAAGAAGCCATATCTGTTGCTTATGCTATTGCAACGAAACACGCACGGGAAGGGATGCCAACACCTGCATCTGTCAGGTTTAGTCAGACAGGCAAGCGCACTGGATTCGTTGAAGATTCAACAAAAAATGTTACAGAAATAATTGAGCGCAATTTTGCGCAGAAAATTAAAGATACAATTAAATGGCAATAACGATAACACAAGATTTAGCGGCTAACGTTGCGGCATTCGCTCCTGTTATTTTAAAAGGCACTACAGACAGATGGCCGTTTGATGACGAAGGGAGAAGACAATTTAACCAAATAATATCATTATCTGAAAACAATGGCAAGCTGAGTATTGAAATAATTGCTAACGGTAATTTTTCAGATGGTGATACAATTTTAATATCCGGTGCAACAGGTGATTTTGAGAAATACAATGGGCGGCACGACGTACATCACCTATCAGGGGCTACGTATGTAGTATTAGAAACAGGGTGGGATAAAGGCACGACGGGAACAGGAGGCTTTATCACACGAATGAACGATAACCTGTACATTAAAGCGGTTGTTAAAAATTTCGCTGATACAAATATCGTGTACGCCACTCTCTATGACTTAGTTGTCGATGGATCGTTTCAGTTTGATTTAAGCAAAGTTTTACAAAGTCAGCTTAGCGATATTTTCACGCTTGAATCAGGTGAGATATCAACTACGAATCTGTCTGTTGAGGTACTCGTTGAGTTCTACGAGAGCTATAAAAAAGCAAACTATGCGACAGTTGAATGGAAGCCGTTTGGATCGCCAACTGCTACAACGATAGCGCACCGCACTACGCTTTACACGTCTGACTATGTATCGGGACAGCTGATGCTAAATGATAGCAAGATGTTTGCATTCAATCGAATAGTCTTGCATTTTATGACAGACAAGACCTCGGATGTTCGGGTAAAGATTACAACGAACTTGAATTATTCCACGTATGTACCTATAACAACGTTCACGAACGGACATTGCGCTGCGGCGATTGCGTGGCCTGTTTCTTCTGATGAATATATGGCCCCGGCTAAGTCGGTAACATTAACGGTTCAGCATAATGATGAAGGCTGGACGGACATTAAGAATCCTATCTTTATCAGCAGGGTAAGAAACTGCGACACGATTCTATATTACGAAAATCGCCTCGGCGGTTACGGTTGCTATAAGTTTCACGAGTACACAGACGAACAGCAATCTGATAAGATTGATAAGTACACATCCGAGACCTGGAAAGAGCGAACACTCGAGGGCCACGAATATTCTAACGACGCCTTCACTACAGTACGGGATATTGTTACAAGCGCAAATGTATTTGATCAGGATGGCAATCAGGTTCGGGTGTTATCTGATAACATGACCTACAGAGCGAAACAAGTTGCACCGAGGGTAAAAATACGATATGATGAAACATTTATCTCTTAGTTTCAAATACTACGAAGGATGATACTACTAAACGACCTACATATCACAGCTAACCCTCGTCTGATATTTATGACGAACGACCTCGAAAATAAAGGCAGGTCTAACAAGTCTTACACCATCAGAGTTGTCAACGATAGCCACAACGACTACATGCTAAGCAATGTGTTTAGCTCGACGGCGCAAAAAATAAACAAGTTTGATGCCTACTATCGGATAGCTGATACTGTCATAACCGGAATTCTGCAAATTACATCAATAGACAAGCAAGGGGCTGACGCGTTGTTCGTAAGTGGTAACGGCAGCCTGTGGAATCTGCTCGCTGACAGTAATCTCCGGAATACAACCTTGATTGATTTCGATCACACACTAACTTACAATAACGTTGTTAATTCGGAAACAAATTATCAAACAACAGGGTATGTTTACGATCTTGTTGATAGAGGCGCGTTCAAGCAGGAGGTAGATAAGTTCACTCAAACAAAGGTAGATATAACAGAGAGATTTCCGGCATATAGCATAAAAAAACTTATAACTGCTATTCTGTTAAAACTTGGCGTTGAGGTCGTGTTTTCAAGTGAATTGATTGGCGATGATGTGCTTGATGACTTAGTGCTATTATACACGCAAGAGATTGTCTCAAGAAATTCGAGCGGATTCCAGAAAAACGCGGTATTTAACGCAACATTTCCATCAAACGAAATTTATAGTACGGTAGTTACAGGCGGGCCTTCATCGCCTACCCCTTTTGAGATAAATAAAAATATTGTTTTTAATACTGTCGAAGATAATCCAGGAAACAATTATAATCCATCGACAGGCGTTTATAAAGTCAATGAGGGCGGAACATACCGCTTTGTTTCTCCATACTCTTTTAAGATTTCGTCTGATAATATGATTACAGGCGCAAGTATAGAGATAGGATTTAAGCGCGGATTAGTTTCATCTGATAGGATTTATTATGAAACTACGGCAATAGGTGATGGTGATTGGGGGATTGATAGAGAGGTGTTTTTGTCTGGCATACTTGATACAAAGTGGATAGGAATTTCAGGTGGTGATGTTGTCTTATACGTGAAAGTCACAGGCAATGTAGCGACTAATACTGGGGTAGAGATTGGCGTTAGGGTGGATCATATAATTGAGCCTTCGTCTGCCGGTGTTGCATGGCCGTCTGATAACATTCCAGAGCTGATTCCATCGCGGTTTTACGCCGAAGTAATTCTCCAGCCGGGAGCTGGTTCAACTGTTAAGACATCAGACATGTTACCTGATATGAGTGCCTTGGATTTTCTAAGCAAAATATTTAAGTATCTGAATATCTACGCATATTACACGATAGAAACGAAAACACTCGAACTAATTCACAGTAGAAACGTGCTACCAACAGCTGGAACTATTTATCCCGTTGATGTCATTGAGCGGGTCGAAGAGCCAGCTAACTACATTCTAAAGTTTAACACAGACAAGCAAGCAGCACCGGATGACATTTACTTTGATGAAAAGAAAACTAAGAATTATATCGATATTAAATTCGATTTAGCTCGTACATATCTTACTACATGCTATCGTGTTCTTCGAGATTCAACTAAGATTCCAACTATCTGGAACGGCAACAAAGACCCACGTGATTGGGCTTACGCCTACGATCCGCCTGAATTCAGCACTAAGGCAAATTTACGTATAATGAAATATGACGGGATAGTATCAGGGGGTTATTTCCTGACATTTGGAGGCAATTCAACTGATAACGAAAATAATGTTAAACAGATTCCGACCTTTAGTGAGCCTGATGTTCTGGAATATCACAGGTATAATTTATCACTTGAAGGCTGTGGCCTGACTTGTATAGCTAAAGTTGACGTGCTGAATTTGAAGAATAACCAATTCTTCAAGTATCCACTTAATATTGAGGGATATGGTAGGTATTTCCTGATGGAAGCTGAACAGATTAACGGTGATTTGTACAAACTTAAACTTATAAAATAATGGCCGAAACGCTACAATATACGCTGGAGATAAAAGGCACTGATGCTGAACTTGCTAAACTTGAGCAGATTAATGCTAACGTAAACAAGTTAAAGCAGAATATCAAAGAGCAATCTACTGTTGACAAGCAGGCAGCTGAACAATCTAAGCTGACACTAAAGCAGCAACAGAAAGCGTATCGAGATTTGCAAAAAGAAATCCAGCAGCGTAATGCTGTTGAACAGAAGTCAGTTAATACGCTTGAGCAGTTACGTGCTCAGTTGACGATCTACAACAAGGAGCTGCAAAAAATTCCTCTTGGCACGAAGCAATGGCAGGAGCAGGCTAACAAAATCAACGAGGTTAAGACACGCATTCAAGGAGCGGATGAGTCTGTTGGAAAGTTTCAAGGCAATGTAGGAAATTACAAGGGCGGTATTATTTCAGCATTCCAGCAGATGGGTATTAATGTATCTGGATTGACGAAAGGCATTGAGACGGCAAACGTTGCGATCCGTGCAACAGGTGAATCGGCTAAGGGTGCATCAAAAGGGTTTAACATTCTAAAAGTTGCGATAGCATCAACTGGAATCGGACTACTCGTTATCGCTGTCGGTGCATTAGTTGCTGCTTTCAAAGGATCTGAAGAAGGCCAAAATAAATGGAACAAAGTTCTGTCTGTCACAGGCGCAATAGTCGGTAATTTCATCGACCTCCTTGCTGATTTAGGTGATAAGTTAATTTGGGTGTTTGAGAATCCTAAGCAGGCATTAGAGGACTTCGGCAACCTGATAAAGGATAATATTATCACAAGATTTGAAGGTATGCTGAATTTTATCCCATCGCTTGCAACAGCTGTTAAACAATTGTTTGCAGGTGATTTTGCCGGAGCAGCGAAAACAGCAGCCGATGCCGCTGGTCGCGTGGTTCTCGGAGTTGACAGCATAACAGACAGCGTAAAGAATGCAACAGAAGCAGTCAAGGAGTTCGCAGACGAACAGGCAAGAGAGGCAGCACTTGCTGCTGATGTGGCTGATAAGCGGGCGAAAGCTGACAAGATCGAACGTGATCTACTTGTTGAGCGGTCAAAAATTGAGCAGGAAATTGCGGAACTAAGATTAAAGGCAAGGCAGGAGGAACAGTTCTCAGCAGAGGAACGAGGTAAAGCATTGATAGATGCTCAAAATCTGGAAGATGCTTTATTGCAAAAAGAAATAGAGGCGCTGCAATTACGTGCTGAAGCTCAGACGTTAGAAAATTCATTTGCTCGGTCAACTAAGGAGAATCTGGATGAAGAGGCTAAGCTAATTGTAGCTGTCAATAATCAAACTACGGCAAGGCTGAATCAGCAAAGGCAGACGCAACTGGAGCTGAATAGTATTAACAGAGAGATTGAACGCGATAATCTTGCAGCTGATAAGGAGCTGAAAGCAATTCAGAAACAAGAACTTGAACAGCAAATATCTAACGAGATTGGTTTACTAAAAGAGAAATCGAACGCGGCTGAGAATACACTAAAAGAACAGTATGCTAACCAGCTAATTTCTGAACAGGAATATAATGACAGAAAAAAGGAGTTGCAAATTGAAGCAAATCAGGAACTACTTGAACTCTATCAACAATATTCTTTAGAAACGCAGGCAGTTGAGCAGGAGATTAGAGATGCTGAACTTGATAGGCAGATTGAACTGAATAAGCGTGAGCAGGAGGCTATCAATAAGAAGAAATCACAGGAATTAGACTACTATAATTCTATACAGCAGGCGCAAGAAGATTTGAAGGCCTCTGAGCAGAACCTTGCTGATTTACGTATCGAACTAAACAACACTATTATTTCATCGCTATCTGATTTATTTGGAACTGAGACAGCAGTTGGTAAAGCATTATTTTTGTTTGAGAAAGCACTCGCAATTTCATCTGTGCTGAAATCAGGCGCAAAGGCTAAAGCTGAGGCGTTGGCTAATTTCTTAGCAATCCCCGCGATACTACCGCCTGGAATCCCTAACCCTGCACTGGCTTTTGCAGCAGCTAAATATTCAACAGACTTAGCAGCGATTAAAACTCAGAATGCTATCGGGATAGCTCAGATAGCTGCTCAGACATTGCCAGCTATTGTGCCAAAATTCGCATCAGGAGTGATTGGATTGTCAGGTGCAGGAACAGAAACAAGCGACAGCATCAGCGCACGACTTTCTAAAGGCGAATCTGTTATGACAGCACGAGCCACTAAGGTATTCGCGCCAGTTCTGGCATCAATGGAGGAGGCAGTAGGGAATAAGCCAAACTTCCAGATTGGAACTGGCAGATTTGCAAATGGGATAATAGGCGCGACAGGATTAGCACCGCGGACGGATTTCAGTAGCCAGATTGACCAGATAACCGATAAAATAATTCAAGGCGTTGGCTCTATTCCTGTCGTTGTCGCCGAGGGTGATATCACAGGAACGCAAAACAGAGTTCGTAAAATTAAAGTAACAGGAGACTTGTAATGATAATGAAAGAAGAGTTTTTAAAAAGAGAGAGAGCAAAATACATCAAGAAAAAGGTTGAAAAGGCTAAAAATAAGTCGGCAGCAATTGCTAAATTATCATGCGAACTGTTCATTTCGCAATCAACTGTTAGGAGGGATTTAAATAAGTAATGCTTGTACTATCTCATCAACACAGCTTCGTATATCTTAAAATCTGATTCATTATTTTACATTGTCGTGTCTAAAAGGCATTGAGCTCATTTTGAAGCCGATCAATCTCACGGCTGCTTCTTGAAATGCGCGATTCTACGTTTAGCAGTTGTTTCTGAATGGTTGCCAACAGATTAGCACGTTTGCTAATTTTTGCACGCAGCACCATCAGCTGATCCAGCGTCAATTCTTTGTTTTGCGTTGTTTCTTCCAAAATTTTATTGCTGTATGCAATTTCTTGTTCAATTTTCTTTTTGTTTTCTTCAAGGGTGTTCACATCCTGCGCCAGCAGCGGATAAGCTGTTGTTTGCGCCTGTGATGGTAATACCTTCATTCCTTGCATAATCAGCAACAGACATGAATTGATAGCGGTTAATAATATAGTTCAGTAAGTGAAGTTCATCAGTCATTGATATTTCACCATTTTCGCTACAATCTTTAAATCTATCTACTATTAATTTGCTTCGTTTCATTGTGTTGTGTTATTAGTTTAGTAAGTGAAGTGTGTTTATACATTCGTTGTACGCAATTTTGCCCTAAACATCCCATGTTAATTCACAATCTTGGCACTTATCGGCTTTTTCACCCCATGCAATAACATTTCTGCTATAACAATTAGGGCAAAACTGTCCGCTTCGCCATACAACACGTGGTATATGCAATTTTTTTAACTCAGCCTCTGCAAAATCTCTAAGTTTCTGCTTGCTAAATATCGGTGCTGTTTTACCGTGTATTTCATTATACCAATGGTCTGCTATTTTATTAGCAATTACTCTTTCAATTTCCTGTGTTTTCATTTGTTCTATTTATCCGTTAAAAAAACATGACACATACCACCATACGTTAGGCACAATTTAACCAGCTTCTTCTTCATCATTTTTTGATGAAAAACTTGGTGTTAATAATAATGCCCATAAGGGAGTTGCTGATTTAGTTAGGTAAATAGCCCAACCTATTAATCCAAAAAATGCTACATACACTAATGCAATAGCTAACCAATGTAATCCTTTTAATTTCCACATAATAAAACTGTGCCTAACAATGTGTATAAGCAATAGCCGTTAGGCGTTTCAAACTATTGCAGTTGTTAATATTTAATTTTCTGTTCATTTATCTAAGTTCGTGCAAGGCTACTGCTCATACACTCGTCCGTTATATGCAAGGCTACTTCCTCGCTAATCCAAGAACAACGAGGTCATCAGCTAATTTGAGTTTGTAAGTAATAACTCTATGGCAAATTTCGCCAGTGTAATGTTCTTCGTCTGTTTCTTCGTAATAACCTTTAGTAACAAATTCTTTGAGTAACAATTCGTCACCAACTTGGAAAGTTCTGTCATCTTCTCGCCTTACCTCAAAAGGTTTTGTCATATCAACTACGTGGCGAAAATACTGTGGCAAAATTTTTAATTCGTGTATCATAATTTCTGCGTTTTTAGACCGCCCAGCATATAACAGGCGGTATAGTTTATAAGCCTTTGAAAGTTTATCGTTGGATTGAAGCGGTGTGGTAGGCTTACAAAACCATACCGCCAACCCGTTGTGTGCCATTTAAGACACCAACATAAATCCTATTTTGTACCACCATTTCCAAAACGAAAACTTAAATGTTATTAGTTGATGGTTTCCTATTTTCTCATTCCAATATATAATAGTCGGAATAATTGGTTTATGCTTTTCAACAATAAACCTACTGCTTTTTTCTTTTGTAAATCTTTTTAGCTTCATGATAAAATTATAAAACGGCACACAACATTGTATATAGTTAATGCGCCAAGTTAGGTCAGTGCTTTGATTTAAGTTTCGAAATAGGCGCACTAACCATATACCCATTCCGTTAGCGGTCAGCTTTTGACCACCACTCCAAAAAATCAACGACAGCTAAAAATGTGGCTTCAATTAATGTTTCTGCTTCAAATACTTGGAAGCCGTTAAACCGAACCATTGGATTTTTTGTTTCTTCATTTAGCATCCCAAAAGTTCGCAAATACGGGTATTCAACATATTCTACTCCATTGCCTATTTTGGTTCTCATTATCTTATCTACAACAGGCATCAACCAATCCCAACTTTGATGATAGCCACCAATAGCACCTTCGCCCATATAATGAGCAATCAATTCTTCTTCTTCCCGACAAAAAACGGCAGGTAACACTGTATTGCCGCAAGTGGGGTTTTCGTTTTTCAAATCAACATTTTCCATATTTTGAACTTTTGTGTTTCAATTAAACATTGGTGGTATAATGCCCCACCTGACGGCAATACTTTTACGTTATAGCCCATTTAAAACCGAAGCGATAAATGAACTTGACCATAATCCGACAAGGCTTCCACAAGTAGCACCAAAAGCATAAACCACCCTATCAGTAGTTGAGCCAAAAGCTACCTTTTTGACATTGAAAGACCATATCAAACTAATCATAAAAGCCGCAATTAAAACACCTAAATACATTTCGTTAGCAATGAAATAAGTATTTACAGCTACAAAGTAAACCTGAATGAAACCCGTTGAAAATAAAGAAAAACGGGCTATAACAGCACCTAACCGCAAGGCGGGGGTCTGTGTTTTATTGATGTTCTGTTTTTTTACCATAAGTTGTTTCTATTTTGGAAATAAGTGGTTAATAATCCCGCCCTGACGGTTAGCTGCATCACGTTAGGTGCCATGCTAACCGACAGATAACTCAAAGTAATAATGACCTCCTGTTCGCCACATAACATATCTCATTTTAAAGTGAGTAAGCCACATATTTGATTTAATGGCTGCAATCGTTTCTTCGTTGCCACTCCATCCACCTGTATGAAGTTCAAGTTTGTGTTTGCCTTTGTATTTCCTGCTTAGTTTAAATCCCCAATTCGACATATACCATCCATCAACAAGTACCATTTTTACAAAAGTGAGCAAAGGCAAACTTTCATCAGGCTTGTAGATTTTAAGATATTGAAGCCATTCCTCGGTTGGATAACCTTCATCATCCAAAAGCACGGCAGGTAACAAAGTATATGCGTCAGGCGGGGCGACTTGCTCCGTATCAGTATTTGTAGTTAAATCATCTTTCTTCATTCTATTTAAATTTAGTGGTTAAAGTCCAGCCCGAACGCAAATAATCGTTCCGTTATATCCCACAAAGATACAACACCTCACAACAAAAGTCAAGTATCTATTAAAATAAATTTGCACTATGCAAAACCAACAAATGAATTCGCACAATCTGTTTGTATTTTTACGCAAGAAATTAATTTAAAAAAAATACAAATATGGCACTTGCAAATTATGCACCTTCGTGCGCTAAGAATGTACCAGGAAATAAGCGAAAAATCTATATCGCTCCGTCTGGGACTATCAAATCTTTAGCTGAAACCACTGGAGAAATTTCTACATTGACAGCTGGTGCGAGTGCGTTCAAGTCTGTTAAGGCAGACGTGGATAGCGTTCAATACACCGACGACGGAACTTTCAGCACATCAGGCGGATATACGCAAACGCTTATCGCGAGATTCTCAAAACCTTCGACAGCCCTGAACGCTCTACTTGATGAGTTAAGAGACGGCATCGCGTGCGGGTTTGAAATCATCCACGTTGACGCTAATTCAAAGGTATGGTTATCAGGTATCTCTATTGCTACTAAAGAGGGTGATTCACGTCCATGGTCAAACATACAAATTGCAACTGATTCAGGTGTGATTATGACAGACGAAAATACGCAGGCCGTTACGGTTACATTCACCCGCTTGTCTGCTTACAGACCTGTTGAACTTGATGACACACTTGCCGCTGCTGTTTTGGATGAGTCAGCTGCGTACATTGACTTTTAATTATGGCTTACAAAATAAATAAGAACTACGATGGTAAGCGGTTGAGCCTGTTCATTGCAGGCTTACCCACTTCCATTGTATTGAATGCAAAAACACCTCAGAAGGTGTTAAAGATTCTGAACGAAAAAACAACCGGAATAGTAGAAGAAGATGGCAGCGATAACAAAAAGTGAAATAATTGAAACTGCATTAACGCGGAATATCAGCGAGGATCATATCCTTGATACTGATATTTCTACGGCTGTCGCTAAGTATGTAACTCCTTATGTTACAAGCCCTATTGACGTTGATGGATCGTTCTATGACAACTACGTCAAGAAGGTGATTTCTTTCGGTGTTATTGTTGATATCTGGAACAGGATAGCGTTTGAGATTACAGATCGCGGCATTGTTCAGATGCATATGCAAGGAGCTGGTGCTATTAACGAACAAAATAAGACACTGCTCAAGGCTGAATACTCGAACACGCTCAATACTTTAATTGAGATAATGGTAGCTGCTGCCGTCGATGCAGGTCTTAACGTGGTTAAGTATGATAATAATTTGGTCGGATATTCCGGTCAGGAAAGGGTTGGAGTGATATGATTAAAATATTAAACGAAGCGAACGAGGCAACAATCCTGATGACTGGCGATATTGGTCAGTCTTGGTTTAGCGATGGCTGGACACTTGATAAGTTTAAGGATGTAGTAAGCAATATGAACGTAACTGCTCTCACTATTGAGGTCAAGTCAAATGGCGGTGATGTTATGGAAGCATTTGCTATATACGATAAGATCAAGTCAATGCCTGCCCGCGTTACTGTTAAGATTATCGGATCGAGTGCTTCCGCTGCTACTATTATAGCATCCGGAGCTGATCGAATCCTGATAAGCGAAAATAGCCGCTATCTTGTACATAACGCTCAAACGTTTATTGAAGGCAACAAGGAAATGATGAAGGATGCATATAAGCAACTTGAATCATTTGACAATCAAATTCTTGACATATACGTCAAGCGCACCGGAAAATCACGCGATCTGCTTGCTCAACTGATGACAGAAGAACGCTGGATGACTGCCAATGAAGCCCTTGAATGGGGATTTGTTGACGATATTATTAAACCTGAAAATAAAATAACGAATATGAAAAAATTTCAAAATCTCACAGAAGAGGAACAGATGGAAATGGATCAGCTGATTGCTGACAAAGCTGCGTTGACTGACAAAGTCGCTGAACTTGAGGCTAAATTAGCAGAGTATGAAACTGCTCAAGCCGAGAAAATGGAAGAAGAACTGGAAGAAGAAGTAACGGCTGCTATTAGAAATGGTAAAATCAAAGCAGAGCAGAAAGCAAGCTGGGTCGAATTTGGGCGCGTTAATATCACGGCAATGAAAGCTGCTGTTAGCGCTATCGTTACTACCTCTGCTGGAGTTGCTAATGTTCCTGCCCCAGCGACAGGAAACGAACATGCTAAAACAATGACTTGGGATCAAGTCGTTAAGAACTGGAAAAATAATGTTTATAAAAACAACACGGCTCAGTACGTCAAAGATTTTACAGCCGCGAAAGGTTACGCACCTAAAATTTAAGGAGGAAAAAAAATGACTGAAATACTATGGCCATTCGGTGCGGGAGATTCACAAGCACTAACAGCAACAGGTACGCAAGCGATAACTATCACAGATAACTTCACCGTTATAGATGGTGTTACTACTCAAGCAACTGGAAACAGAACTATTAACTTAACTATCGGATCAAGTGTTAAGCCCGGCGCACGCCTGTTGGTTAAGCTAAAATCAGCAGCTACACAAACAACCACATTTGGGACAGGCATCACTGATGTAGTTCTTACTGGTGTTACTGGTAAAACATTCACAGGTGGATATACCTATGATGGTACAGCATTTTACCCTGATGGAACAATTCAACAAATTGACTAAAACATAAAACACTAAAAAAAATGGCAATACAACAAGAATTATGGCTCAGTGAAATTCAGGAGAACCTGTTCAAAGGTCTCGAAGCGATTTCTGTAGCCGCAACAAATGACAGCGCGTATGTGAATGGGACTACTGTTCATATTCCGAACGCTGGAACAGCTGCAAGCGTAACTAAAGGTAATTCAACCTACCCTGTTGCGATTTCAAGCAGAGCAGACAATGATAACAGCTACTCGCTGACAAACTACGAGATAGGGCCGTTGCATTTGGGGATCACAGAACAAATCCAGCTGTCGTATGACAAGGAAAAATCACTCATCAATGACCTGATGGGCGGAATCTCTGAGCGTGTAGCTCGTGAGTTGATGATCAGCTGGTATCACTATACATCCGGAGCTTACGTTGAAACATCAGGAACAAACTATGCAGCTCATGCAACAGGCGCAACTGGCAACCGTAAAGGACTTGCTGGTTCTGACTTGCGCAGAGCAGCTGGAATCCTTGACAAGCAACTCGTGCCAATGTCTGAGCGTTATCTGCTCGTTGATTCAATCATGTTTTGGCAGCTTATGGACGACCTCGAATACAACGCAGACCGCGTTGGCGCACTTGGAAACGGTTTGCAGACCGCACCAGGAACTCCTTACGGATTTACCGTTATCTCAATGCCTGCTGTAGTTTATGCAACTACAGGTGGAACTGTTAGAGCTTACGGAAATGCTGGAGCTGCTACTGATAAATCTGTTGCCCTTGCAATTCAGAAATCTTGCGCAAGCTGGTCGCTGACCGATCCGCTGATGCTTGAAGGTCAGTCGAATGACCCAGCTTACTTCGGAAAACTGTTGTCGGCAACTATGTACGGTGGTGGAAAGTATCGCAGATATGACAAATATGGAGTAGTGCCTATCATTCAGTCTATCCCGCAATAAACGCCTTCGGGCTATCGTTCTTTGCTTTTCTTTAATTGAGCCTATTCCTGCCTCGTGCGGGGTAGGCTCGTTTTATAAATTTAACAAATAAAAAAAATGGGTTGGGTTAAAAATGTCGGGCCTTTGGCTCTCGCAACAACTTCTGAAAATAATAGTCTTATCGGATCGAACGTGCTGTGTGAAATCATCTACACAGGAGCAACAAATCACATACTTTACATAGCAGCCGGGAGCAAAATAACTGCATCAACGCACTCGGAAATAATCGACGTGAACGGCAACACAATTACACGATTCACTGCAAACGGAACTGGTGTGGAACGCATACAGATAAATGGGCTAACGCCTGGCACTTACATCTCGCTGCAAGAGGTATCAGGAACAAGTGATACAGCGCCAGTTCTGAACTACATAAGCGGAAAATCATGAAAATAGTTAACGCACGAGAAGTAACGCTTGCGGGTGCTGATGTGGGTATTGGGGCGGCTCATTTTATTTTTGGAGGTAAAAGCGGAACAATGATGTTAGCTTCAACAGGCAATGGCACAGGCGTTTCAACACTTAGATTACAAGTAAGTGAGGATATGACCGTTACATTAGACGGTGCTGCAAGATTTTACACCGATGAAGCTGGCACACTTGGAGAATCAACAAGCTGGACAATCACAGCAGGTGCATTACAAACTATTAATCTGAAAGTGCCTTCTGGAAGCGCAAATTTGAATATCCCTAATAGGGAATTGATTATTAGAATTGGTTGGGATAGCTCAACTGATGCAGCATCATTAACATTAACGCCAGCAAGGTTTATAAATGTTACAGACCTTAATATAACAGGCACATCTACTTTGATAGGCGCACTACCAACGGGGTTGACTTATTTGCTTTTGAATGGAACATCAATAGCATGGACATATAATGGCGCACTACCAACGGGGTTGACTTATTTGCTTTTGAATGGAACATCAATAGCATGGACATATAATGGCGCACT